TTTGCTAGACCCGCCATAGAGATACCAGCTATTTCGCCACTTTTAACGGCTGCTTTTAGCTCTTCGCTCTCAAGTTTTATCCCTACAGCCCAGCTACCCTCTTTTTCATTTGGAAAAAGCGGATCGCCTTTTCTAATAAGCCAACTCTCTGCTATAAAGGCATCTACACTTTTAAAGTCATGCTCTTTATCAACATTTTTAGTAAATCCTGATTTCATAAATCCATAAGCTGCCTTTTTAATTGTATTTGCATCAGCAAATTCGCCCTGTGTATCTATCTCATCTGGACTATAAACTACTGCGTAGATCACCCCTTCATCACTACTTTTTGCGATTTTTATCTCTTTTTGGATATTGGCTGAGCTATTTGATTTATATATAATGCTCTTTTTGTTTGCGCCACTTTTAACCAAAGAGATACAACTAACTTCTAGATTTTCAAGTTTTGAAGCCATTAAATTCCTTTCTTAAAATTTGCCACGCATTTTATAGATTGTTTTTTGCTTTGTCACTCTATATATCTATATATAGATATATTAAAAAATTTTTTTGTGTTAAATTTCGGCTTGATTTTGACTTCTTTGTGGAGTAAAAAGCAAATATGAATTATTTAGTTAGCGTTGAAGAGAGTATCAAAGATATATTATCTACTCCAATTGGGTCTAGAGTGATGCTACCTGAGTATGGCTCAAGACTATATGAGCTTATAGATAAAAGAGTTGATGATGAGTTTAGAGCGCTTCTTAGTTGGTATGTGATAGAGGCTGTTGAGGCGTGGGAGAAGCGGGTTAATGTCCAAGAGGTTAAGCTTGTCTCTTTTGATGGCTATAGTTTTGCCTTAAAGATTGTTTTAGACAGTGAGCAAGAGCTAAATATAAGAGTGTAAGATGAATATAGAAAATTTGCCATACCCACCAATAATAGAAGAGCTTAGCTATGAAGAGATTTTAAATAGTATTAAATCGCTATTTAAAGCAAATTTAAATGATAGTATAGAGCTACTTGAGAGTGATGAATATAGCGCTTTGCTTGAGTGTTTGGCATATCGTGAAATGCTCTTAAGGGCTAGGATAAATGCGGCTATTAAAGGGTGTTTACTCCCATATGCTAATGAGGGTGATCTAGATAATGTCGTTGCTTTTTATGGTATAGAGCGCCTTAGGGGTGAGTATCCAAAGGCTAGTGTGGAATTTAGCTTATCAATGGTAAGAAGCGTAGATATTATCATTCCTAGTGGGGCTGTTTTAACTGATAGTAATAATAGTATAGCAATTTTGGCAAGAAGCGTGGTTTTAAAAGCTGGAGAGCTAAGCGCTAGTGGTGAGATAATCTTACAAGAGCATATCCAAACAAGCAATAAAAAGTGCGAATATATACAGACTCCACTGCCATATGTGCTTAAGGCGAAACAGACAACTACCTTTAGCGGCGGAGCTGACCCTGAGAGCGATGAAGCATTAAGAGCTAGGGCGATTTTAAGCTTAGATAGATTTAGCACTGCTGGGGCTAGTGGTGCGTATAAATTTCACGCTTTAAGCTCGAGTGCGAAGGTAAAAGATTGCGCCGCTTTAAATGGCGGGGCTGGGATTGTAAATATATATATCCAAAGCAGTGATGAGAGCGATATTGCGCTTGAAGTGTTAAATTATCTAAGTAGCGATAATAGACGACCTTTAACTGATAAAGTTGTGGTTTTTATGGCTAATAAAAAAAGTGTATTGATAAAAGCTACATTAGAGTTAAATGATATGCTAAATCAATCAAATATCAATAATCAGATCCAAGGTGGCGTGCTAGCTTTGGGGCAGGATTTAAATCTTAGCTTTTTATACTCAAATTTACACACAAGTGGCGTGTATCGTGCGATAATCACTGATATATTAGTAGATGGCGAGCCAGTATCTATCGCTGATGTAATAGCTGATGCTACAGAGTATATAAGCTATGAATATGAAATAAGCTTTAAAGAGGCGGTGTTATGAGTTTGTTGCCAAGTCATAAAAGCAAATTTAATAAGAGATTTGAAGAGCTATTTGGGGTAAGTCTTGATAGGCTTGATATAGGGATTATCGATACCGCAGCAGATAGTGCGCCAGCTGCGCTTTTGCCACATCTTTTAAAGAGTTTTAATGTAGAGTATAGCGGGAGTGAAGAAAAGGTCGCAAGAGAGCTGATAAAAAACGCATTAAAAATCAAAAAAGGCACAGTAGAGAGCATAAAAGAGGCATTAAAAGCGGTGATTGAGACGGCATTGATTAAGGAGTGGTTTGAGTATGGTGATGAGCCATATTTTTTCAAAGTAAAGGCTAGTAGCGAAAATATAAGCTTTGATGAAAACACGATAAATATGCTAGAAAAACTAGCCAATGAGTATAAAAATACTAGAAGCGTATTAAGGGCAATTGAGCTAGAGATTAGAAACAAAAATAGCAGTTTTAATGCTTGTGCGAATTTGAGTGGCGAGAGCATAGAGATATTGCCATATCAAACTACTTTCTTAGCCCAGCAAACTAGAAGCTCTAAGAGCGCAAGTGGGATTTTTATATGTGAGATCACAAAGACAAATATTGATTTTAAAGGAGTGTATTGATGGCTGAGTATTATACTATTTTAACCAACACAGGTATAGCCAAATTTGTCGCAGCAAGAGCAAGTGGTAATGGGGTAAATCTAACAAAATTTAAACTAAGCAAAAACGAAATGATCCCTACAGAGCAGATGGAGAGCTTAGATGGAGTTGTGTATGAAGCAAATATAAATAGCAAAAGCGTAGATAGCAATAACCCAAACTATGTAAATATAATGTGTCATGTGCCAAGTAGTGTTGGTGGGTTTGAGATTAATGCTATTGGCATCTATGATGAAGCTGGGAGTTTGCTCGCTGTAGGCAATCTGCCTAAAACTTATAAGCCAAATTTGGATCAAGGAAGCGCTAAAGAGCTGATGATAAAGGTGGTTATGGAGCTTTCAAACGCAGATGAAGTTATACTAAAGCTAGATCCTAGCGTAGTTATGGCTACTCGCTCATATGTAGATGAGACCCAAACAACGCTTGATTTAAAGAGTCAAAAACTAAAAGAAGAATTAACAAATTTAATAAATTTAAAACTACCAATAGCTACATATAACACTGATAAAGCAGCATTTGCTACTAAAAATGAGCTAGGTTTAAAAGCTGATAAATCCACAACTTACACTAAAACGCAAACAGATAATTTACTAAATAATAAAGAAAATGCTGGTGTAGCTAAAAGCTTAGTGGATAGTCTTCGTAATTCACTACAAAGTCAAAACTTAACTGCGTCTGGCGAAGTATTGCTAAGATATCATAACAGCTATCTTAAAGATGTTAGCGGCAATTTGACTATTACCCAAAATGGCAAAGTAGTAGCACAGGTAAAAACGGTATATACCTATTCTTGTAATAATAACAACAACTAAGGAGTATTAATGTTTTATATATTAACACCACAAAATATAGAAAAATGTAAAGCTGGACTAGCTAAAACTCAAAATAAAATTAGTGAGCTAGGGACTCCAAAAGATATTAAAAATCAAAACAAGTTAAAGCACTTAATAGAGTGTAAAGAGGCTTTAGAGCGTTGTTTGGATAAAAATGATATTGACAAATATGACTATTTCATAAGAGATATATATGTCAATGTATGGGGTAATACTGGATTTAGGGCTGATGAAGCTGATGAAGGTCATGTAGCGTTAAAAGTAGATGTAAATGATCCAAATTTGCTAACTCTAAAAGAGTTAGCAGCTACAACACTAAAAGATGAGATAGATAGTATCATTGATGATAGCGAGGAGATGAAAGAGAGACTTGAAAATTTTAGAGATGATGGAGTACCATATAAAATCAGCATTAGACAAGCTAAACTTGCTTTGCTTGGGGCTGGATTATTAGATGATATAGAAAACGCTATGGCTAGTGCTGATAGAAGTGTGCAGATTAGCTGGGAGTATGCTACTGAGTTTGAAAGAGATAACCCTTTGATTTTATACTTTCAAACACTGCTTAATCTAAGTAAAGAGCAAGTTGATAATCTGTTTATGTCAGCTAAGGGGCTTTAAAATGATAGGCAAAGTCTTAACATTTGTGCCAAATTCATATTGTAATTTTGGTTGTAAATATTGCTATTTAGGTGAGCTGACATATCAAAAAGAAAAAACCTCTGATATGGCAATGCAGTTTAGAAAAATAGCTAATAAGCTAAAAGATGATGGAGTGATAATCACTAAAGTAATACTTCATGGAGCTGAACTAACTGCTAGTCCGTATGAGCATGTAAAAGAGCTAATAGAAGCAATTAGCGAGTATAAAAAAGAGAATTTAGGCTGGATAAAGCTGCTTGATAAAACTAAGCAAGGTGTAGGATTTATAAGTTTAAAAACAAATTTATATAACCTAGATAAGTTTTATGAGCTATTTGTAAATCATGAAGTAGGAGTGAGTGCTAGTATTGATCTGCCACTAAGATTTCATGAAAAATATAGAGTATTTAAAAATGGTAAAAGCACCTTGGGTAAGTGTTTAAAGATGGTTGAACTCTTGGCTAAATATCCATACTTTAAACAAATTTCAACGACAATGACAAAGGAACATTTAGAAGTTGATGAGTTTATAAATGATATCAAAAGGCTTGAGAGCTTAGGCTTTGATATGGCTAATGATTTTTATGTAATGTTTGCTTATCAAAGCTCTAATGCCTTAGGTGAGTTTAAGATGCCAAGTGATGTAGATATGGCAAATTTTTATAACTCTTTAAGAGATAAACTAAAAGGTAGTAAATTTGAGTTTGCTTGTGAACATATATGGTTTAAGGAGTTTTTGGGTGGGTATTGTACTAACTGCATAAATTGTGGAGATAATCTATTAATCCAAAAAAATGGAGATACATATATCTGTCATAGAAGTCAAGCATTACCAAATTTAAAAGCTGGAAATATTTTTGATAGTAGCTATAGCGAACTTTTGGATATAAACTTACAAAATATCCAAGCTATGGAGAATTCTTTAAATTTACATAGCGATTGTTTGGAGTGTGAGTATTTTTATCTTTGTCAAGCAAGTTGTACAATTGAAAGAGAGAATACCTTGCTAGGTAAAGCTTATACTTGTGCTTTACAAAAAGAGATTTATAAAAATAATCCTAATATCTATAAAGCCAATAAGGAGCTTTCTAAGCTAACTCTAGATAGCTTTTTAAGGCAAAATCAAATAGATAAACATGAGTTGTATCACTTGCCAAATTTGAGCGTAGAGATAAGAGAGACTAAAAATAATCTAGCAAATATAATTGCTAGAGATGAGATTTTAAAGCAACTATACTCTAGAGATAACTTTGCTATTAGCGTAAATGATAGTGTTCATCTGCTAAATTTTGAAAAAGATGGGATGAAGAAGTGCTTTAGTATAAACTCTAAAGATAACATTAAGCTGCTAATTAAAAAAGAGGTATTTAGTTATAACGCAAAATACCTAGTAGATAATTATATCTGGATGAGCTTACTAGGTGGTAAAAGTGAAATTTATGGTAATGAAGCAAGAGAGAAGCTTTTGCATATAGAAAATAAAAATCTATATCTAAATAAGATAATCTCTGAAGGCTTAGAGTATGATGGATACTATATCTATGATATTAGTGAGTTTATAAACGCTAATGCTAAAAGCTATAGTGAGCATCCAAATTTTATATTTTTTACTACTAGAGCTTTAAGGGAATATCACTATGAAAAGCATAAAAATAATGCTTTTTATCATATTCAAGCTATAAATTTACCATTTGCAAGATTTGAGTTTGTTTATAAAGGAGATTTATGGATAGAGTAATTGTAAAACCATATAGTAAAGATAAGTTTGAAGTAGCAAAGGATTTTAAATGCTATGGATATACAATCCCTGAAGGTTTTGTAACCAATGGAGCTAATATCCCTAGAGTGTTTTGGAGCCTTTTCCCACCAAATTCGCCTGAATACCTAAGCGCTGTGGTATTGCACGACTATATGTGTGCAAAAAGAGGTGTATTTACATACAAAGAAGCTGATGAGATGTTTTATAGAGCGATGATTGAAATAGGTGTAGCTAAATGGAAGGCTAAACTATTTTATAAATCGTGTAGGATTTATCACAAAATTTTCGCAATAGCAAAACAACCTTAAATTGTTGTTTTGTGGCGAAAATTTGGAATGTTAAAAATAGGGGTACCCCACGAAGTGGGGCTTTAGTGCGTTTCCAAAACCAGCGAATGCGACCCCAAAGGGGTGGTTTCTGTGAAAGTGCTAAACTTCGGTCGCAAAGACTAGCTTTGCTAGTCTGCGAAGTTAAAAATAGGAGTTTAAATGGCAATTTATTTTATTCCAAATTTAGATCAGATTTCAGTTCCTCCGCTAGATGTGGATAATATCCCAGTTTCAAGCGAGATTAAAGAGGTGATCAAAGATGCGCTAAGTGAGCTAAATAGCTCTATAGCTACAAATAAGGCTGATATATCTATGGCACTGGCGCAGCTAGAAGAACTTAAAAACGCTCCTGGTGGAGCAAATATAGAAGAGATTAAAGAATTAATTAGCGTAGCAAAGGATGAGAGTATAGCAAAATCTGCAATAGATGATAATGCTTTAAAAGCTGAGATTTTGCCTAAAATTGAAGATGTGAAGAGTTTAGTGGATTCTAAACTAGATATAAGCTTATATGATAGTGATAAAGCTTCATTTGCTACCAAAAATGAATTAGATAATTATGCTTTAAAATCTTCAATCTCAAGCGATGGAGCCATAGTAAGTGGCGCATCATATGAACAGATTGTAGCTACTATGAAGTATTTAGGCTATACCTTGCCTAGTCAGCTTAGAGCCTACGCAGATTATAATTTATACGCTGATGATAGACTAAGCGGTGATTTAACCATCGGATTTACACCGATAACCTACGCAGGGAGCTACGGACAAGCGTGGGAGAATGTGGCTATATATAATGAATTAGGCGAGAAATTAACAGCGAAATACGCAAGTATTAGCGGTGATGGGCTAAACATTGACGCAATATTTGCTAAAGATATTCCTCATCCAAAAGGCGATAGCTGGGAAGCCGTGCCTAGTGATTATATCTTAGCTGATGGCGAAGTAAGAGTAAGTATAACATTGGGGGCGGTTAGCTATTATGGAAATCAATATGGTTTAAGAATACTTAATAATAATCCGTCAAGTTGGAGTGAGAGCTTTTTAGGTGGAATTCCCACTTATGATGAGTGGATTTTTACTTTTCACAACTATAAGCCGACCAAATTCAGCGTTACTAATGGAACCGCAACATATGGCGGTTATGGATATATGACTAAGTATAATATGCGTTTAAGTATAGGCAACTGGAGCAAAACGCTAACTTATGAAAATAGCTCTTATCCAAATGATATAGAGATAGATTTTACAAATCTCAATTTTGGGAGCGACCAAAAAACTATAGAGTTGGCGACGGCGTGGAATGTGCCAGTAACAGAGTATGATATAAATCAAGATATAAACAATCAATTAAAGGAGATGTAAATGGCAGCAAACTATGGTGTAAATGTAACGGTATCGGCTGAGGCCGCAAGACCTATAGCCGTACAAAGCAATACTATTATCGGTGTTGCTGGTTCTTTATCAGGGCTTGATAAGGCAAAAATATATGCAAAACTAGGCTACAGCGAAGTTGATGAGTGGCCAATAGTTGGCTTTAGCGCTCCAAAATACGCTATAGAGTTTATAGAAGAGCTAAAAGAGGATCATCTATTAAGTGATAATAGATTGCTTGATGTGCTTTACGGAATGGATGCCCAAGCTATTACTAGTGTGGTTGTTATTAGCTTTTTTGACTCTAGCGATGATGAAAGCATTTTAGCAAACGCCCTAAGTGCGGTAAATGCGTTTAAAAAAGCTGAGTTTAAAACAGGCCATAAACCAGATTTAATCATAGCTCCATTTTATAGCCACGAAGCTGGGATAAAAGCCGCATTAGAGAGCGTAGCAACCGCTCTTGGTGCTATAGCAATTACAGATCTATACGCCACAAATACAGGTGATGCTATAACAGCGATGAAAAGCTACTCTTCAAGACGCTTAGTGGCGTGCTGGCCATATGTGCAAGTGTTAAGCGTAAGTGGAGCCTATACCTATATCCCACAAAGTGCCATTATAGCAGCGATGATAGCAAGATGCGATGGAGAGAGTGAGTATGGCTTTAGCGATAGCTACTCAAATAGGGTTATGAATGGCGTAGTTGGTAGTGAGCATTTTGTAGAGTATATCGCTGGGAGTGATTGCGATGCTGATAGATTAAGAAGCGCTCATATCTCAACTGTGATTAACTATAGTGGATATAGAAGTTGGGGCGGAGAGACTAGCGATATAGATAGCATTTGGCAAGATTTGGCTAGAGTTAGGATATTTGATAGGATTAGCAAAGCGTGTCAAGATGGGGTATTTTACGCAATTGATAGAAAGGCAGATCAGCTCTATCACGCAAAACGCAGCGTTGAAGAGTTGCTTAGAGCCTTAGTAGGGGCGAAGGTTTTGCTAGGTTTTGAGATTAGCTGGAGTGAGCAAAATACTCTAGCTAATATCACCGCTGGGAAATTTTACTTAGATATTAGAATGCAAAACAACCCAATAGTAAAACAGCTAACGCTAAATTTCATCTATGTAGATAGTTATGGCGAAGTTTTGTTAAATGATTTAAATAAATAGGAGAGAAAATGGCAAACAGACAAGTTCCACAAATAGTTCAAGATGTCAATGTCTTTATAAATGGTATGGGTTATTTAGGCGTTACTAAAAAGCTTAAATTGCCTACAATTGAGTTTGAGACAATAGAGGTTAAATCAGCTCTTAGCACGACTTACAATAGCGGAGTTTTAAAGCCTACTGAGATTGAATTTAGCGTTTCAAAAATAGATAAAAACCAATTTTTATCTCTTGGGCTAAATAGCTGGACTAATAGAATTCCGTTTTTATTTAAAGCTAGCATTCATCAAAGCGGAAAAGCCAAAGATGTCCCACTAAGCCTAGCAATAACAGGGGATATCATCAGCTATGAAGTAAGCGATTTAGAGAGTGCTAAAGAGATGGAGGTTACTATCAAGATGTCAGCTCACTTTATAGATTTAAATATCGATAACATTCCAATGATACTTAAAGATAGTGAAAATATGATTTGTATCGTAGGTGGGGTGGATTATCTAGCAAGTGTTAGATCAAATTTAGGTGAGTAGTTTGAAAGGGCGTAGTCCTTCA